TTAAGCCATCTTCCTTAAATAAGGTCATCTCGTCTAACTTTTGACCCATTAAGAATTTAGCTTTTATCTTCCCTATATGTGCAATATATCTAGCACTTATATGTGAATCTTTAGTTAATGCTTTTAGCCCATTAACAACTCTAGATACAAATTCACCATTAGTAATCATAGTATCAAAATTAAGATTTTTAATCCGTTAGTTAAAAAAGATTGAATTTTATAATACAAAAAGCCCCCCACTAAAAGTGAGGGGGAGAGAGAATGGAAAAACCAACAAAACCATTCTCTGAATGCTATTTAAGATATGCTGAACTTTCTTACAGCTCTTACATAATTTACATTACTCTTATTATCCGTACCAGGAGTTCCTGTATACGCATTGAAATGCCAAGCTGTGTTTGCGTCTAGTTCCGTAGAACTCCAAAATAAATTATTAGTTATTGTAGTTCCACTCGCTGAAGCTATACCTCTAGATACATCCCATCTATTATGCCATAGTAAGCTTAATTCATCCAATGCAGGAAGATACCAGTCAGACTTTCCATTTGCAGTACTAGCAGAACAAGTATATGCTGCATATACTCCAACACCACCAATATTAACTATATTAGTTGTATTTGTATCTCCATCCCATGTACTTTCTGAGTTAGTCACATCAGTTATAGGAAGTCCCCATCCCATAGATGTTGATAAATTATTAATATCAACTACTAAATAGTTTTCAACTGAACCACTTTCAGGATTTCCAAAAGTGTTCGAAGATTTCCACCTATGGAAAATAACACCACCTTGTGATGGTAGGTATTGTCCTATTTGATATGAGAATGCATCAGCTAATAAATAAGCTACCTCTTCTTGTAATACAGTTACATTAGATTCTAATTCTGATACACTTTCACTTATAATTGGCTTAAATACATCATAATCATCCTCTAAAGCAGCAACTCTTTTACAAAAGAAGTCTGCCACTTTTTCTATAGCCTCTAATGCTGTGTCTCCAGCTTCATATATTGTAGACCCATCACAAGAAAATACTGCAGAAGCTAACTCTTGATATATATTTGTATAAGATATAGAGTAAGCTTCTCCATTAACAAGGTTACCATTTGTAGCAACAGCAGATAACTCTATGTTAGTACCTGAGTAAGGAGTAACTACATCATAGATGCCAAAGTTTGATGGGTCAGATACTGAATAGATTTGAAGTCTAGAACCTTCTTTTATGGCGTTTAACCAGTTTAATGCATTATCAGTATAATGACTATCTAATGTATAACCTTCTTTAGACGTAGATGATATATTAATCTTGTCTACTATATTAAAGGTTGTTATAGCGTTTGATCCAAATAAAGTTGAAAATTCTCCATCTCCATTTGAGCTATAATTGTATCTATATATTAAGCTATTTGGTCCGGGAGTTCCAATATAGTTTTCAGTTGTAAAGGTGCTTCCATCTGTTAAAAATATCGTAAGAGTTCCATCTCCATTATCTGTAATAGAAGAAATTCCAACTCCATCCTGACCATCTAATCCACATATGAATTCTGCTATTTGCTGAATAGATTCATCATAAGTTGAACCATTAGTTAAGCCAACACAATCAACATTAGGTCCATTATACCTAGATGGACAAGAGCCACAAGAGCAATTATTTTGATTACACATTCGATTTACTTTTTATTATATTTAAACTGTTGGATAGTCTTCGAATAAATAGTTGCTAACTACCCAAAGATTATTACCTGTATATGTAAGTGTTATACTTCCATACATATAAGAAGCACCTGCACCATTAGGTTTTAAAGTACTTGCGCCTGTAATAGTTAAATATGAACCACTTAAAAAATTAGGTACTATTATTGTCTGAGAAGTATTAGGTGCTATTCTAAGATCACCTACTCCAGAAATGTCTAGTTGTGTCTTAACAATTGTACAAGTCTGTCCTATCGAAGGAGTTGCTGGTAGTGTGTATGTTGTTACACTACTGCTTCTATTATCAATTATACCATAATCTCCTGAAGGTATTGTGTAGGATCCTGAATCTGCGTTTTCTCTACTTATCCATGTAATACTACCTGCTGGGCCTGCTGGACCTGTAGCTCCTGTAGCACCTGTTGGGCCTGCTGGACCTGTAGCTCCTGTAGCACCTGTTGGGCCTGTAGCTCCCGTAGCTCCCGTAGCACCTGTAGCTCCTGTTGGACCTGTAGCACCTACATCACCTTTTTGAGAATACGATATTGTATATAACTCTTGATCAATTGTTATACCATTTGCTGCAATAAATGAGACATTTACACCTCCACTAGAATATGTACTTAAAACGGTATATATTCCAAAATTAGCAGGATTTTCTACTGAGTATATTTGTATACGATCTCCTATAACAATTGCATTTAACCAATTTAATGCATTACTTGGAAGATGGTCAGTTGACGTATATCCAGCTTTTGAAGTAGTACTAAGTTCTATTCTAGTTACAGCACTAAATGTAGTTGTTGGAGTTGCTCCATTTAACAATTTAAATTCTCCAGTACTTGTTGATGTATTATCGAATCTATATATTAAACTATTTGGTCCTGGATTCCCTGTTGTACCAGTTGATCCACTAGGGCCTGCTGGTCCTTCTGGTCCTCTAGCACCTCTAGGGCCTGCAACACCTCTTTCTCCTTGGCAACAAGTTGTACAAGAACAGTTATTTGTATTTGAGCAAGTGCACATTTTATCTAATTATTTATATTGCTGGTAAAAACTTTTTTATTAAAATTCTCTCTAATGATATTTCTCCATCTAAAGGTTTTACTAACACTTTAAATGTATCTATATTGCTTGGAGTAGAATCAAGTACTATAGAATTACTTCCAAAGTAAGTTTGAGTTAAATTGGAACTACCTCCTAATAAAGAAGAAAAGACTTGGAAACTTGCATATCCTATGCCATCTGCTTTTTTACTTATTGATAACTTTACATTAGCTGTAGAAATACCTGAACTAATAGTTGATAAAGGTATCAAAGGAGTTGTTGGATTTGTAAATCCTAAATAAGTATTTGATTCTGTTAAATAAAAACCAAATAAATTAACTCCCGGTATTGCGGATCCAGAATTGTAGTATTTTATGTCTAATTCTATTTCAAATAAAGTACCATTTGGTAAATCTTTCCATGAACCTAATTCATATCCTGTAGATAATCCTATAGGTTGAAGAGTTGTTCCTGTAGACTTTAATGTTGATGGGTGTTCTGAAACTATTAAGTTGTTTCCTTTTAAATCATTTATAAAATCTTGTTCTGTTCCTGTGTTACCTAGGTCTAACCAAAGCTGATACGCTGATGTTCCATCAACACCATCTTGTGCAGGATATATGTCACAAAATTTATCATTTAGCTTTTTAAGAAATTGCTCAAGAGTCTCTCCTGGATTTACTTCAATACAACTTAAAGCCTTTCCAGAATATCTAACACAAGCAGTATCTACTTCGAATTTACACCCACAAGCTTGTTGGCTACAAGGGTCACAATTTGAAGTACTTCCACAATTACAATTGTTATTACATCCTGTATTATTGCACATGTCTGATTATTTTAGTAATAAATTTTAATATCTATAGGTAAGCTACTTAGTACTCCATCATTTATGAAGTCTGTTGAGTTACCTGTCTCTATAGCTATAGTGTTGTTGTCTACTCTAAAAGCTTTTACGTCTTCTCCCCAAGTTTTGTCAAAAGCTCCTAATGTTATTACAGTTTTAGATGTAAAAGCTCCTGTTAAAGTTCCTCTATATTTTCCTGCTGATAATCTAGTCCAAACTATGTTGCTAGATAATTCATTTCTTAGAACTGTTGATGTAGGGGCTGATGTACCACTTTGAGTTAACAATGCTATATAAGTATCGTATATCTTCTGACTTTCTATGCTATCACTTAGTTTCTTAACAACTTTAGCAATTGCGTCAATAACTTCTGTTAAAGACTTTCCAATACCAATTTTAAAAAAAGAGTTATAAGAAGATGTCTTTACACAATTAGCACTTATAAGTTCACAACACTCTAGAGATTGCTCATTTACAGTTGGTATATTATTTTCTTGGCATTCGTTGCAATTTCCCATAATTATAAACCTTGATTTTGACAACTAATATTAATTAATGCTTGTAGTAATTCTTTTAGATTTGTTATCGGGTTTCCACAAGGATCTACCAAACAACCATAATCTAAACCTACACATGTTATATCTTGAGTAAATACTGGTGGACAACTACTAGTATCTATAGCACTAGATAGCGCACACACTTTTTCCTCTAATCTTAATAGGGCTTCTTTAATAGTAATTTTACCATCTACTTCTGTATATGTAATACAACTATCTCCTAAACCTGATGTATCTAAAGCTGCTGTGATTTCATTTAATGTTACATTGATATCCTCTATAACATCTTCTACTGAAGGTTTATCACAAGTCGTTAACTCAGACTCATTATGAAAATCACCTTCGTAATCTACACACTTAGCATTAACCTTTTTACCACAAGTACTTGCTATCTTATCTTTGCAATTTTTTCCTTTACAGTTACTCATTAGATTTCGTATATTTTAGTTATTGCTTTTCTTATTGTATTCTCTCTAATAAGTTTATCTTGTTCATCATTTATGTAGCAATACTTATTACAGATTAGTCTTTCTAGTCTTAACATTTCGTTCAATTTTTGTGTGTCAACACACCCAATTTCGAATCGAAGATATTTTATTAAATCAATTGATGTTTCCCTTAGATATTGCGCCATAGCAACATCTGTTGGTAAATTATCTAAAGTTATTATGCTTTGAGTACTCATAGTCCACTTCTTCTTTTATAGCTATTACTACACTATTTTCAGGACACATTCCAGTCGATGCTGATTCAGAAATTAGTCTATCTATTTCTAATCTGAGCTTCTTGTACTCTTCTTTCAACAAAATATCTTTTGTTGTGTTAAAAAGTGTTACCATTCTATTTCTAGAATCCTTTAATGTACCTACTTTTCCTCCACAAGAATCTGAAGTCACTCTAGATGTTCCTATAGATCCTGCTGACCTACATCCACACATTACTTACAGTTTGAACAATTTTTTAAATCTTCAACCATTTCTTGAGCTTTCTCAAATAGCATACCTGCCATAGATATATCATCAAATCTTAAATGTGCTGAAGCTGACTTTACTAAAAACTCTATTTGAGTCAGGGTGTCTATCAAATCTTTTCTTTCTCTTTTATTTAAGTTGTCAATATAAATCTTGTCAACCTCCATATCAAATAAATCTGTTTTTAGATAATGATATGTCTTAGAGTATGTGCTTGGTGACCCTGTCACTTTTATTGTGTAAATTCCATCTGGTAATGTTTCATTTTCAGATTCAGGACAAGTATCACAACAATTTATTCCTAGCAAGTTACTATTAAATATGTTTACCTTTCCTTTATCAAAGTACTTAGTAACACAATCTGTATATCCAGGAAGTGTGATGTCAATTATAGATGGATCATTAACTATTAATCCCCAATAAGATAAATCACAAACTTTTAAAAAGTATGGATTAGAGTATACTGAAAAATCTATGTCTATCTTTTTTGACATTAGTTTAATTTATTAAATTTCTAAATTAGCCTTAGAGATTGCTAGATTTGCAAATGCATCTACTACTTCTACTTCTTCTGGCAATAAAGTGCTATAATCAACTTCTATAATATCTAATTCTATATTAGTTTGTGCAACAAAAATAAAATCGTTGAAATCATGTGGCGCATTGATTATATTTATAGTAGCATGTCCACCAACTAAATTTAAAAAACTATTTACTACTTCTACTTCTTCAGTAGTGGCTGCTTCTAAATCAAAGATAAATATTTTATAGTCAGAAGTTTGACCTGATACTATTTCTTTAATGCCTAATTCTGGGATAGCTTCTCCCATATTAATTGAAAATGCCATATTACGTATAAATTATTGCTGTTATATTTGGGTCTTGTATAAAACCTGTCGGAGATAATATATCTACTATATTTGTATCCAAAGGTTTTGTTGCTCTAGTATTGTGTATTCTTACATTGTTTATTGGAGTTCCAGCTGCAGAATTTTTAATAAATAGTCCAACAGCATCTTGACCTGAATAAACACAGTTATAGATATTTAAATTAGATGTTGTACTTAACTTATTAAATGCTGCAAATCCTCCTGTTCCTAAGTTTTGTAAGTGACAATTCTCTATATGAACTTCTGGACTTTGGTTTACAGTAATAATCGGATATTGCCCAGAAACTGAAGAAGCTTCTGTATTCCAGTTCATAAGAGTACCGTTTCTAAATACTACTCTACTATTTTGAGCAATATAAGCTACTTGTAAATTTGTCCTTACGTCACCTTCAATAATAGTTCTAGATGCACCACTTGAACCTTGAGCATGAAGTGGCATTTGATTTTCTGCATATATGTTTCCAGTAAACTTCAATGTCATCCATGAATCATTCCATCTTGTAATCATCCCTGAATTACTTCCATAATAAGATGTTCCAGCAGGATCAGCATAAAGATTTCCATTTATTATAGCTTCTCCACCTGCATTTGCATCACACATTATACCTTGTTTAAAGTTTGCTGGAATACCTCCACCATCTTTTAAATACATTCTAGGACAAGTTGCATACATTTTACCTGAGAACTGTACAAACTTAAACAATTGAGCAAATGTTTTATATTCTTCAGAAATTTCTACTACTATAGTACCTCCTCCTCTACAATATCCAGAGTTATAAAATCCACTAGCGTCTGCATCGACTCTACGTGCTTTAAAATATAAACTAGCTCCATTCTGAACTTCAAACATTCCACCTAAAGCTCTAATTTCGTCACACTCAAAAGCTACTCTAGTTGAAGAACCTGTAATAGTAACTATTTGAAATGATGTTGTAGTTACCTCAAATTTTGCGTGACCTAAGAATCTCATTTCTGCTGAAACTCCAAAATCTCTAAGCATAGATACTCCTGTATAGGTAACACCTGCTTCTGAATAAATATCTATATAATTAACTATATTTAAATTTTCATTATTATATGTACCTTTTCTAACATGTATAAGAGCTCTATTATTTGAGGTTGGAGAGGATGCATAAGCTGCATTATAAGCTGCTAAAACTGTAGCAAAAGGTTTTGTAAAATCGTTTACAGCACCCGTAGAATTATCTCCATTGATGTAATCTACAAAATATACATAAGCGTAATTTACTGATCCTCCTGCTGAAATATCTCCAGTACCTATAATTGATTGTCCATTTACAGTCTTAAATGTAGGTTTGTTAAGTATTCCGGTATTCCCTCCAGTAGCACCCCAATCTGATGGAGATTGTACAGTTTGATATCCTGGACCTAAATTAAGCCAATATGATGAATTGGTAGGTGTAATTGAATCATTGTTTGCTATACATCTATATACGTTACCATTGTAATATACTAAAGTTCCAATAGTATACTGATTGCTAAATCCATTATAGTGAGTTGCAATAAATGGTGTAGCTACTAGTGGAGCAGATGGCTGAGCTTGTAGATTAGTTATTTCATTTTTTATATCAGAGAATATATCATTAGTCTCATCTACTAATTTATCCAAATCAACTAATCGTGCTGGTCTGACATCTTTAGCTGTTTTTCCATATGGTCGGTTTGGTAATAAATCTCTAAATTTAGATAGAATCCAGTTCATTTTAACATTTTAAGATTAACAAAAGTACTTACTAATTATTTTATAGGCAAAAAGATTGAATTTTATGGTATAGGTAATTTACTATTTGATACTTCTTTTAGGCTGATTCTTTTTTTGCCCATTTCCTCTTGCCTTTATATCACCAGGCATATCACTCTTTGAACCTCTGTTTTTTGATTTGTGCTTTTTAACAACACCATTTTTTGTATGACTCATATCAATTGAATCACCTTTTTTAACAATACCTTTTTTTAAAGCTCTTCGTCTTTGTTTATTTCTTTCAGCCCTTTTTCTTTTTTGTTCTAGAGATGATTGAAATTTTTTGTACTCGTCTTTATAGTCTCTACTAGCCATTTTTCTTTTTAGACCTTGTTTTAACTCTTTGTTTTTTAGTCATCTTACCTCTCTTCAATCCCTTCTTAGTAGCAACTCTAGTTCCTTTCTTAAGAGATCCTGATTTTTGTAAGCTAGCTGTAGCTATAGCATATGCCTGAGATTTAGGCATACCTTTTTTCATTAGCTCTTTTACAGCTTCATCTAATATCTTTGGCATATTATAAAGTTGATTGCATTGTTATTGTTATTTCTTTTTAGGCATTTTTACCTTTTTAAGATTAGGATTTTTTGCTTTAGCTTTTGGACTAGCTTTTCTTGTAGCTGATGCTAAAATAGCTCCGGCTCTTTCCATACTAATACCTTGCTTCTTTGCAATAGTCTTTTGTGCAGCTGAGAAGCCCATTCCTTTTTTAGACCCTACTTTTACACCTCCTTTTTTAAATTTTTCAGAAACCTCCTTTATTCCAAGAGCTGCGCCTGTAGCTGCTGCTAACCCTCCTACAACTTTACCAACAGGTTTTAAAACATTTTCAGTAAAGTTTCTCATATTTTTCTGTCTTCTATTTTTTCTTTTTGCTTTTTTATATCCGCATTTAGGATCTTCAGGGCCACAAGACTCTCCAGACATACCTCCTACTTCATACTTTTTACCACCTTTAGCATACTTTTTAGCTGTAGTCTTTTTTATTACCTTTTTCATAAGATTAGCATTTACATTTTTTCATACCACATTTCTTACAAGCTGTAGATGTCTTAACTCCACCTTTAGCATACTTCTTGCCTCCACAAGCATATTTTTTAGTAGATTTGCTAGAGTGCTTTCCACCACATTTATACATGCCCATTTCACCTTCCATCATCTTTTCTTTCTTAGTCTCTTTTTTCTCATGTTTAGCCATAGACTTTTTGGAAGCATACTTTTCTTTAGTAGATTTTTCTACGATTTTTTTAGCTGGTGCTTTTTTTGCTACTTTTGCCATAATAAATTTTGTTAAGTTGTTTATATTGAAGTTATTATATCTTTATTTCTTTTTCGGATGAGGATTATTCTTATGCCATTTTTTAGTAGCTTTTACTCCCTCTTTTATAGTCTTTGCACCTGCCATTTTTGTAAGATTTATCTTATCATACTTTCCTACTGAAATAGTTGGATGTTCTACAATGACATGACCTTTTTTATCTTTTTTAACAGTATGCTTTGCATTTCCTGTATGAATAGTTTTCTTTTTTCCTTTCTCAAGTTCTTTTAAAGTAACTAGATACTTACTTGATTTAGAATGAGTCTTTCCTGACATCACTTTTCCTGATGGATCTTTATGTACAGCTCCTTTGTACTCTTTACCATCTTTTGTATAATACTTGGTCATATAACTAAATTTTTAGATTCATCTTTAAAATATGGAGACTTGTATTTTTTATAAGATTTAGCAAGTCCTTTTTTAACCTTCAACATATTACTATAACACATATTATTTTCTATACAAAATTCGTATAGATTTTCTATGTGAATAATTTTTCCATTTGGGTCAATCAAGGAAACATCGTTATGTTTCTTAGTGTTTTTATTTCTCTTATAACCAAAAGGTCTTACTGATGTTTTTCTCTTTTTTATAATAGGTTCGCCTGTCCAATCTTCTTCATAGCAACACCACCATTCTTTCTTATATAATGATATTTTTCCACTTACAACTAAATGTAAAGGGCTATTAGTTGTGCTAATAGTGCATAACCCTTTATTCCTACTCCAACTATTCAAATTTTTAACAAAAAATAATTCAGATGTTTTTACATTCACAACAACATAAGATTTGCTATGTAAATCTATTAACTTGTTTTTATGGTCTTCAGGTAGTATCATTACCCCTGAGTTAACTCCTCCTAAACATAAGTTGTAATTAGATTTTGAGACTACCCAATTGTAATTTACAATCTCGGATTCTTTTTTATATGCCTCATCTCTACTATCAAATACAAATAAAATCTCTCTTTTAAAATTTTCTAAACCATATTTTTTAAAAGCTCTTCTTATGCCTCTCTTATCTTTTATTGTCTCTAAAGTATAACCACTATAAAACCCACAACCCATATATCCATCCTCTATTTTATTTGTAGAATGTACACCAACATAACATTTATTATTTAATAAATTTGTTGTCTTATATACTATATGGTATTTTTTAGTCATACAATTATATTACCACGTAGGTTTAGCATTTTTAAATCCTTTCTTTGCCCAATATAGAGGACTAAATGGGTCTTTAGCTTTTTCAGAATTCTTTCCTCCCATTCTATCCCAAAATCTTTTTTGTCTATCCTTATTTTTATGTTGAGTAAAATCTTGCATACCAACATAACCACCATGGATAACTTTAAATTGATCGCCTTTTTTAGCTAAAACCATCCACTTTTTACCTGGTCTAGTAGATTTTTTCTTAACTCCTACTTTTGTAAAACCAAGCTTCTTATATCTATCAGGGATTGCTGCCATATTATTTTTTTATTGATTTAACCCTTTTGCCCATACCAACTCTAGATTTTTCGGCTTTTTTAGACGCTAGTTTTGATGGGCTTAATTCTGATTTAGTTACAGGAGTTTTTGAAGATACTCTTTTTGATGGTCTACAATATTCATTTTTACCACCAGCTCCACAAGGCTTACCTGTTCTAGTGTCAACCCACTTTTCTGCCTCCCATCTTTTTAGAGATGTACCAGCACTAGTTTTCTTAACAGTACCTTTTCCCTTCCTACACTTTGCAATTGCTTGAGATGCTCGTGCGGAAGGGAAGATTTTGTACTGCTTCTTTACTTTCTTATAGCAAGAATCTTTAGGCATAGATTATTAAATCTTTCTTCTTAATAACTCAGATAAAGCTTTTTTAAATGCTTCTGCTTTAGCTTTCTGCTCATTTAAGAAATCAGGTTTTAGATTTGTGAATCTTCCTCTAGCTGCTAGATTAAGTGCTCTTTTGAAAACATTTGCCATTTTTATTTAATTTAAGTGATTACTATTTATGCTTCGTTCTTAGAGATTTCTCCTTTAGAACTTAATTGTATTTTTCTAACATTTGCAGGTTGTGCAATTTTCCAAGCAGTTCTTCTTGCTTCGTATAATCTAGATTTTAATATTCTAGTTACACTAACTGCATTTCCTTGATTTCCACCAAGAACATGGTAGCAATCTTTATCTTCACCTACATAAATACCAACGTGACCTCCTCCATCTCTTTTAAATGTTAAGATATCACCTAGCATAGGCTCTGATACTTTAGTACCATAATTAGCCCAGTTTAATGCCCATAATGGTTTATCTACTACTTGTACTCCTGCTGAGTGAGCACAAAACGCTATGAATAAACCACACCAAGGAATTTCGTCCTTAGTGTAAGTTTTTCCTAGACCTAAATCTTTTGCCCAATTTAATATGATTGGATTGTGTTTAGATCCTACTATCTCTTTTACTCCGATGTGCTTTACAGCTTCAACTAAAATTCTTGGAGATTTCTCGTCTTTTAAAAAATCGTAACTCATGGCTCAAAAGATTTAGCTACTTCATAAAATCCATTCATATTACACCATTCAAAAACATCTTGTGGTGACATTCTATAAGATTTATTTACTGCATATACCCACGCTACAAATTCAGAACAATACATACGTTGCTCTTCATCTGATTTTTTCTTCCATCCTCCGGTAAGTAATTCAATTGGTTGCTTAACAATTAGCCCTTCAAAATCATATCCTGTATGGCCTACTTTAGTTAATGCTCTTTTAGCGAGTTCCTTGCTATCAAACTCACTACTAGACCTATGAGCAACAATGTCATAACCATACTTCTTCATCCATTCGTTCCAAGGTCTTACATTTACACCATCAGCTTGAGCATCAATTACATATGGTTGACCCCATATCTCTATGAACAACGCTGTATGGTTAAACTTTGACTTTGTAAATTTCTTTATTAATCTTGGGATAAGTCTATTAGCTGAGCAGTGTAGAATATCCCCTGTCTTAAGGTTTATTGGATTTATCATCTTTTTTGTTTAGTTTTAAAATTTCTCCTAATCTATCTATAATTGGTAAAAAGTTACCCCAACCAAGTCTCATAAAATTTTCTAGATTAGATATAAATAGTTGTATTACAATGTAATTGTAGAATAAGTAGTGTACCCAATCGTATATGTTAAAACTTATTCCTAGTATTGCCCTTTGTGGTATGTGCTTAGCAGCTAAGTTAGAGCAAGCTATAAATACCATATATACAAATAGTTTTAGCCAACCTTTTTGAAACTTCTCAGAAGAGAATCCTCTCCCTTCTTTTATAGAAGCCCTAATACCAGTAAAAAGTTCTAAACCAAATAGAGCTATTATTAATATACCTACAGGTAAGTTTATGCCAAGTACTTTTTCAAAATAATAATTCAAAGAAGCAAATATAGAACTTATTACTAGTGATTGTCCTATAAATGTTGGATGAAATGCACTACATAAAAAGTGATTAGAACATTCATACCCATTTACCTTCGCAAGATAGTCTAAAAATTTCATTTGTTAAAATTGATTAAGAGTTTTAGTATTAAAGTGAAGTTATTAGAAAATGTAAGATTACTAAATTACTCTAAATCTTTTACGTCTTTTACTGTTAATTGCGACAAAGCTGCTGTTAGACTACCTGCTGTTACTAAATATCCACCAATAGTTACTAAAGTTGCTGGTAAACTAACTGGTGCTCCAATAAGTACTGCACCTACTGCTCCAGACGCTATTCCTACTTTTTGTACTTTCTTCCAAAACTTAGGAGTTTCTGATTTCCATCTTTTTTTTAATTTTTGCATATTGGTAATTATTATGGTTATTATTTTTTTACAAAGTATTTAAAATGAAAATAAGCTCCCCATGCAAATACTATTGCTAATCCTACATTAACTACTATTTCTGAAATAGGTGGATTGCTAAAAGTTAAAAGGCTTAATAAACTTCCTGAACTTAACATTGCAAGACCTACTTTAATTATAAAGCTTTCTAACCAATGTACTTTTTGCATCATATTACTTCTACCAAATACAAATATCATAAACATTGCTACAGAAAATGTTATGACAAGATTAGCTATTGCGTTGGCTATTATCATTTTTTATATTTTTAGTTAATTTACCACTTACAAGTTCTACACCTTTTAGACCTAAGAATCCTAAAATAAATGCTACTGACATTTGATACTTAGCATCCATTCTTGTCATATCTACAATAATAGGAGTAATATAGTTAGCACTTGCTACACCAGTGATTATAGAAAAAATACTTGTCTTCCATTGTAGAGCAGCTTCTTTTCCTATTAGAATCAATGATCCAAATAGTCCAGCTACTGATATGCCAATGTTAATCCCTATTTCTGCTAAAAGCTGCTTCATACTTACTGATATTATAGATAGAACTCGTCCCTTAAAGTTTGAGGAATGCTATCTGCATTTTTAAAAACATCAAACATTAATGGTGTTAATTCTATAATAGATGCATTAGCATCATTTAAAGCTTCAGTCAAAGTATTATATACTTTATAGGTTGCCAAGTAATCATCAATAGATTCATCTGATGGCTTAAAACACATTTCTGTCTGACCATCTTTAATTACTTTATAAGTATATGCTAGTGTAAATGTTTTCATAGTTATCTAATTATATCGG